AGGCCGATCGGCCCAGCGGGAGGTCGGGCACTAACAGGCGCCCATGAAATAGCTTGCCGGGCGAGCGTAATCGAACAGTTCACGCTCCAGCGCGGCGGCTTCCATCGCGAGGCTTTGCGGCGTCTCCCCAAGGAAGATGCGCGCGCACCGGGCGCCGATGTTCTTCATCACAGCCTCACGCCACTCGGGTGGAAACTCGATATCGTCGGATGCCTCGACGATCTGCGGGATCGAGAGCGTCACGTCCGCATTCAAGGCGAAGGCGACCGGCGGCACAGGCCAGACATTCAGAACAGGCGCCGGGAGCTTCCTGTCAAACTGGTAGATGGTCGCGATACCCTTCGCCGCCTTGTTCGGGAGGATGCGGTAATCATCGCGCTCAAAGCGGCCCATGTCCCGCTCGTTGACGGCGCTGTCCACATAGCGAACCGCCGAAACAGCAATGACATTGGCCGGCATCGTCACCTGCGCCACATCGGCAGTGCCAGACAGGGAAATCGTGTCCTCGCGCCACGGCAGATCGCGCGTGGACCATGTCCCGAACATCATGTTCGCGCGGCGGATGCACTCATCAAGTTCGGCGGCCTTGGGCTGGCGGCCAAGCGCGATGATGCCCGCGTCATACAGCGCGGACGTGATGAGGTCGCGTGCCGTCATAGATCCTCGGGCGTCGTGATATTGGGTTCGTTGCCGCCCTGATTGTCAGGACGAGCATTGTGGACCGGCGCCCCTTCGACCGTCACCTTTGGTGGTGACATCTCGGCAGGGCGCCGATCCCAATCATCTTTGCAGACCATGAGCCCGGTCCATTCCTTCCGAAGTTCGGAAAGCGCGAACTGGAAGCCGCATCTATCGCAAATGGCGTAGACGCGGCCCGGAACGTAGCTCATGGCATGCCGGTCTCTTTAGGAGCCCGCCGACCCGTAGACGCCCCGCCAGTCAGCCCAGCCGTTCACATAGCGTTCGGTGGCCTTGGCCTTGGCGTTCTCGGTGTCGAAGTCGTTGTCCTGGCGGAACTCCATGGCCCGGCGCTGGAACGTCACCAGCCCCCACGGAATGTCCGTGGTCAGGAACCACGCATCGTCGTCGGTCAGATACGGGTCCATCACCACCTGATCCACCATACCCTTCACTCGAAGAGCGTTGATGTTGTTGGTGTTGGTCGTATCCGAGGACGAACCCGACTGGAGTTCGCTCTGGAGGATGCGGGTCGCATTCGCCCATTCGGACGGATGGATGACCAGCGTCTTTGCCTTGGCGCCGATATTCAGGCCACGCGCATTCTTCATGAGCATGATCCGCGTCACAGCGTCTTCCAGCGCCGACTCGGACAGGTCCGCAGCGGTGAGCAGGTTCGACTGCACGCCCGAGATGGTCGGGTGCGATGTCGAGAACAACGCCACACCGTCACCGCCGAGATACGAGCCCGAGAATCCGCGATTGAGCGTGTTCGCGTGCACGATGCACTTGGTGGTGTTCATCGAGCGGGACAGTTCGGACGACCGGCGCTCGCTGATCTGGCGATACTGGTTGTCCTCGATCGCCTCACGGGTCACGATATAGCCGAGGCCATAGGTGTTGTTCGTGAAGCGGGTCTTGTAGCCCTCGCCATCCGTATCATACTGGATGGACGCGCCTTCGCCCTTGAGAGCGGCGAGACCAAAGCCCGTCGACTCCGCGACTTCCTCAAACGCCTTGTCGGACGTTTCCGCCTGGAAATAGGCGAGATAGGGCTTGGGCAGCTCCTTGTAGCTCTTGCCGAACCACATCTTGATCCCCGGCCAGAGAGCCGAAGGATGCGCTGAACGAGTGATAGCCATCTTTCAGTCCTCCTTAAACGCCAGTGGTGCCAGCGGCCGGCGTCTCGGTCGCTTCCACGATGGAGACGAGCCAGACGGCGTTCGCGCCGACCTCGTTTCCGACCTTCTGATCCACACCAACCAGCCGCATCTGCGCGGACGTGGTCGCCTTGGTCGAGCTGTCGAGCTGATAGCCCGAGCGCTTCGTGACAGTGCTGCCAGCGCCTGCGACCAGATCGACATTGTTGCCGATGTCCGTCACAGCCAGTGCGCCGCCTGCGCTGTCTTCCTGGCACTCGAACAGCAGCATCGGATCATCCGCGACCAGCACATAGTCAGCCGTGGAGGCCGTGCGATAACCGCGATTGATCGCCGTGACAGAGCCGGCCGATGCGCCGGGGACCGGAGCAAAGCCGACGACGACGCCGGTGATGCGATCACCAGCGGCTGCTGCGGTCACGGTGGAGATGCCGCCCGCATCGCCAGTGCCGGCGATGATGACGGGATCGCCGACGAACAGCGCAGTGCTGTCGCCGGACGCGACGGAATAGAGATTGGCCGCCCCATTATAGGGCGCGCCGGACTTATACCGCACGGGACGAAGCCCGAACGGCGCGTTTGCATTCGCCATTTTCGTAGTCCTTAGAGCTTGTTGCCCGGCACGACATAACTGTCAGCGCCGCCGGCAACGGCCTGTTCCTTGGTAGGCCCGGCGAGCAGCCCCTGATCGCGATTGCGCAGAGATTCCATCTTCTCTGCGCGGTCCTCCTCGATGAAGTTTTTCGGCTTCATCAACAGGACATTACGGATCGAGTTGCCGTTCTTGCCGGCCCCGGCGTGACGAGAATCGAAGTCGGGCACCACGTCCCAATCATCGTTCTGCGTGAGTTTCTGGATGCGGCCCTCCTGATCGAGAGCCCATCGGAAGTCCGCGTCGGGATACTTCGCCCGCACGGCCTCGGGGATATCAAGCGCCCCTGCGCTCGCGCCGCCTTTCCGACGACGACGATCCTGCTGTGCCGTCTCCGCTCTCGGCGGACGCCCACGGCGCGGGGCCTCTTGAAATGCGGGCTCCATCACGCATTCTCCTCGAAATAAATCTTTGCGTATTCGTCCTTCGACCCCCATCCGCGCTTTTCGCTCTCCTGAGCCGCGCGCTTCGCCTCGTCGGGGAGGTCGTCATAGCCCTTGCCCCGCTTGGGCGCGGCGCGCTGGCCCGGCGTCGCCAGAACCGGCGCCTTGGGGCGTGGGGCAGGGGCCTGCTGCTGCGGGAAATATTCGGGGAAGTCCTTCGCCATGTCCCGCTCAACGGCGGAAATCTGGCGAGCCGCCGAATAGCCGAGCCGCGCATATTTGTCCGCGAGCTGCACCGCCACGCGGGTCGCCTCATCGTCCCGGTTGAACCACGTCGCATGGCGCGCGACGAAGTCCTGCACCTCCGGCGGGGCCACCTGTGCCGGCGCCTCCACCCCGATTCGGCCCAACTTCTGCGCCGCCTGTAGAGCTGCGGCGTCGTCGCCTTCATCAACCGCTCGCTTATGCTCGGCATAGGCATCTGCGCGCGCCTGCTCAGCCGCACGTTCCGCCATCTGGATCGACACGCGGTCCATGCGCGCCAGCCGATCTTCCATGCCGGAGAGCTTGCGTGTCAGGCCCTTGTTGTAATCGACCGTGGAGCGAAGGAAATCAGCCGCCGGCTTCCATTTATCCGGATCGCCGCGCCATTTGTCCTGCGGCGTCCAGCCCATTTCAGATGCCAGATCGTCAACCGAAGGCGAGGCGTCGGCCTCGGGTTGATGATCGGGGGCATCGTCATTTACCTGCGGATCGACAGGCAATACCTCTTCGTTCGTCTCGACCTCAGCCGAGCCGTCAAGCTCTTCGTCCATGTCAGGATACTCCTAGAGGGCTATGCCCCGGATTTCGTCATCGGCGACAAGGCGATATTTTCCGCCGTCCTCGCCCTCAAATTCAGCGCCCGAATAGCGCTTGAAATGCACGACATCGCCCGGCTGCGGCGGGGAAGCCTCAAGCTCCCAATCGCCGCCCTTGAACGCCATCGGGCTCACCGACACGATACGCCCACGATCGGCGCCACCTTCTTCCCGGTCGATATGCTTACTCGGCAGGAGGATGCCTCCAGCCGTCTTCTCGTCTACCCGCTCGATGGCCACCAGCACATTGTAGCGGGTCGGCCTGATCCCAGGCTTGCAGTCACTCAGTTGCGGTATCATCGATTGCCAACCAGTCCTCATAGGTGGTTTCACTCAACGACGCATAGCTATCCGCTCGCGTCTTCGCCTCGGCCAGCAGGACAGGGTCAAGATTGCCCTTCCATGCCTGCTCAGACCAAAGTGCTTTCTGCCGATCACCGAAATTGGCGATCAGGTCGAATATCCATTCAGTGACGGGCATCTGCCGCCACTCGTCGAAGTCCTCGCGGCTAGGCTGCATCGCTGTAACCCGCCGTCATGGCCCCGATCTGCGCCTGCGCGACGGTCAGCCCGGAATCGACAACAGTGGCCTGCGCCTCCGCATCGTCGCGGCGAGCTTTCGCCTGCTTGGCCTCGATGTCCGCCTGCTTACCCGCCATATCGAGCTGCATTGCCATTTCCTGCGCGGGGTTCGGCTGCGGCTGCGGCAGGAGCTTGTCTACGTCCTCGATATCGGCCGATTCATAGACCCGGCGCATTGCCTCGCGGATATCGCCTCCAGCCAACTGGAGTGGCTGCAACGTCTGCAAGATGAACTGGCCGCGCGCCAGCTTCTGCTGCTTCGTGACCGCCGTTGGATCGGACACTGGCCGAATATCCTGATCGGCCGCGTTGAAGTCCTTGGCGAAGTCCGCCGCCGGGTCGTCCAGCAGCTCGACATAGTCCTGTTGCGTCGCCTCGGTGGCGTAGCGGCCCATATTGGCGAAAAGCTTTGCGAACTCATTGCGCAGGCCACGATAGATGCGCTTGTAGACCGCTGTGAACACCTGCAGGCCCTGCTCGATCAGGGCTAGCGTCGTCCCCACCTGTCCGTTGTTCGATGCATCGCCTGTCAGGACATCCTTGATGGACGCCATTTCCTTCGCCGCGCCCAGGATCAAGTCGAGCAGGTTGAACATTACCGCGTTGATCTGCGGGAAAGTGCGCTCATAGATGCCATCGCGCAGCGCCGCGCCGGACACCGGGACTGTCTTATATTCGCCCGGCCTGAACCGGATCGACGACGACTGCCCCTGTCCCTGAATACGCAGGCCCGACCCGATAAACCCACCGCCTGCCGTCGCCGCCGTGTTGCCGTCGATCATCTGATTGATGAGCGTGTTGATGACCTCGCCATACTGGTGGAGGATATGGGCCAGTCCGATATTGTAGAACTTCGCCTCGGGGTGAGGCATGAACTCATATTTCACATAGGGGCAGCGCGGCTCAATATAGCCGACAGCGCCGTCTTGCGTGACGCGAATATCCTCCGGCCCGAAATTGGCGATGACCCGCAGCACCGTGCCGCTCTTGTCGTCGAGCGTCACGATATATGGTTCTGGCACGCCGTCTCGGTCCAGATCGAACCGGCAATATTGCTCAAGCAGCAGGCGAGGTTCCTTGTCCTCGTCCAGCCCAAAATCCACGTCGCGATACAGGCCGATCAACTGATCCCGCCTAATCTCGTGCGGAAACACGCCTTCCAGCCGCTCCGTGACCTGCGGCGCGCTCTCCAGCGACTTAGCCTCGTTGTTAACGACCAGATTAAGCGCCGGCACGAATACCGAGCGATGTTCCCCGGTCATCGGGTCGAACCAGACCTTGCGAAACTCCACGCCAATCGCCGCGAGTTGCGAAACCAGCGCGTCGGTCTCGCCCTCCCAATTGTCCATGCGGTAGAACAGCGTCGCATTCATGAGGTCCGCGACACGCTTTGCCCGCTTGGCCTTGGCGCCAGGCTCGCGCAGCCACACAGGCTCCGGCTGCACGCCATCCGGAAGCGGCTGCGGCCCCTGCGGCGTCATCACAGCGGGACCGGCAGGCGTCATCGCAACCGGCATGCCCTGCACCTGCAGCACCGGCTGTCCGTCCAGCCCGAACTGCGGCATCCCCTTGTCCGCGCCGACGACCTTGACCGTAACAGCTTCGTCGCCCTTGATGATCGCGGGGTAGGCGCGAGCATTGAACTGCTGGACTGCGGCGATCAGCAGCGGATAGCGGACATTCGACGCGCCGGGCCAAGGAAAGTCCTTCGCCTCGCTGCCATAGTCCTGCGACAAGGCGCGAAGGCCGTCCTTCGCCACCTTTTCCCATTCATCGCGGCTTTGCAGGTCGCGGTCGTAATCCTCCTTCACCTGCGCGCCCAGCTTGGCCAGCGTCTCGGCATCAAGCTCGCCGCTGATATCCCCCTCGATCTGGGCAAGCTGGAGCAGGAGCGGCACGGACGCGACTTCGCCACCGGCGGAATCCACCACCGGCTGCTCCATGTCCTCATCCATGCTCAGTATCCTGTCGTCGTGCTACGGCCGGAGACTTGCGGTTCGCCGAAGTCCTCAAGAAAATCATATCCACCCGCCGCCGCTACAGGGACAGCGAAGGTCAGCGCCGCCGCGTCACCAAGGTCGGGGCTGAACCCCAGCCGCTCCCTGATCTTATCCTTAGGCTCAAGGATAAGCTCGTTGTTCGACGAGTAGCGTGTGGCGCCCTTGTCCCATATCGGCGCGGTCAGGTCCGCATGCAGTTCGTCGATATCCGGCACAGACACGCCAGCGGGATCGTTGAACCAGTCTCGCATCACGTCCCACATCTCAGCGCGGCGATTGGCATAAAGCTCGTCACCAGTCGGGCCAACGCCAATGGGAGACGAGCCGAAATTCACCGCATTGACGATCCCGCCAAAGCCGAGTTCCATCAAGCGATCAACCACACCAGCGCCCAGCCCGCCCACGTCCACATTGACGGCTGCGGGCCGATACTGGCGGATGATCTGCGACACATGGCCGACGATGGTCATCGTGTCGTCAAAATCCCACGTTGCGCAAATGTGATGGCCAAGCTTTCTGCCGACGCGATCGATCACGCCGGTCTTGTCGCCGCCGCCACGAGCGGGGTCCACCCCGATAATCATTGCCCCTTGCGGGATCACCGAAAGCTTGCGCGCCCTCAGGATGCGATCAGCCGGGATGAAGCTGTTGCCGGCAGTCTGGAACGCCTCAGCCGCCGTCGCCGGATATTCCTGCTTGAACTTCCAGCATGGCTCATCCTCGCTCTCGCTGGTTGCCGCAGCCAGATCGCGATTTTTGCACCACGCCCAATATAGCTGATCCGATGTCAGCCCATGATCGGCCTGATAGTCGGCCCATTTGCGAGACGGCGTCCATCCCTCCGGGGCCGGGGTCGCGTAACCCTCATCCCAGAACCACGGCATGAACACCGCCTGATCCTCAGACCCGCGCTCCGCCGCCGAATAGCGACGCTGAAACACATTGCCGATCCCGTTCGCCGTGCTTTCGATGAGCCGCTCAGTCCCCGGGACATCGGCGATGGCCTGGATGAGGCCGGCCATATGATCCTCGGCGTTCGGCCAGAATGCTGCCTCGGAACCGTGAAACAACTGGATGGTGCTTGAGCGACCAACCTCCTTCGTCCCCGCCGTCGCCACAGCGTAGGAGCAATCCCGCCCCGCAAAGATCAACTCCTTTGCATTCGACGCCGCCGTCTCATGCGCGATGGCGGGCGGCACATTCTCGTGGAACCGCTTCGTCATCTTGAACAGGTTGTCAGTGGCCTTTTGCTCATGCGTCAGGATGAATGCGTTTAGGCCCCGCGACCCCCATAGGCGCCAATAGAACCGGCCCTGAATATAGGTCGACGCCCCCATCTGGCGCCCCTTGACGATGATCGCCCGGACCTTGCCCGTCCCCCGCCGCTGGTCCTCCAGCCGCTCATGCAGATAGCGCTGCGCCCGGTTCAGCCGAAATGGGACAACCTCACCCGACTTCGTGCGAATGCGCAGACAGCAGCGCGCGAAATATTCAAAATCAGTTTTCAGCCGGTCCAACTTCTCGCGCTGGTCAGCCGTCAAGGTCATCCAGCGCCTGCCCGAGCGAGAGATGACCGCTCAACTCGCGCAGCTCCTTGAATGCCTGCACGCTGATATGCTTGCCGATCATGTCGAGCGTGCCTTTCGCATTCGAGCGGTCGCCCTCGCGGCGGCACTCGCGATATAGATCCTCCGCCTCTGTCAGCACCCACGAGGCGGTGATGCCGGTTGCCTCAGAGCGCTTCTGCTTGGCAGCATTGACCGCATCCGAAATATTAGCATTGCTCAACAAGCGCGACCCCTGCTGCTCGGCCGTCTTCGCGCTGTATCCGGAACGGATGGCAGCCTGCGTCGCGTTCAGGTCGATCAGATATTCTTCTACAAATCGACGCTGCTTGTCGTTCATCGCGTCACGCGAACGCCAATGCAATGACCGCGATCTTCTCACCCTCTCGGCAATCGAGTTCGATTGTCTGCCCGGCGGCCAGTGGCGTGCCATAGGTGAGGGATGCGGTCGGGTCAGATGCGAAGTCGGTGATGCGGCAATCAGTGTCCGTGTAGATGCGAGCGAAGGCGACGGCGGGCGGGGCGCCAGCGCTCTGCGCGGACGTGACATCGATTGCCACTTGCTCGGTCGCGCCGGGCACCATCTTCCCGTAGACATCATCCACGAGGCGACCGGTGCTGCGAAAATATGAGATGTCGAGCGTTGCCATGAACTGCTCCAGAATCAGAAAAGCCCGCGAGGCGTGAACCTGCGGGCATGGAGCGGGGGCGCTATTGTCCACCCTCAATTAATGACCATCTGCCTGTTTTCACGGGAAAGGTCAAGCGCACTGATGATGGCCGATCTCGAATCGTATCTGGCCAGCCTCCCGACCTTTCAGGCGGACGCATGAGCCATGCCCGCACATATGCAAAACCCCGGCTGGCGGGCCGGGGCTTCGCGCAATCAACTTGGCGGCTGGTTGCATCCCTCTCCTACAGCATCGGATTGGCAGGCGCAACCGCTCAAGCCATCACGCGCATCATTGCAGCGATCGCCATGGCCAGTCGGTTGCTGTCGGAAGGATCGGGCGCCTCCTGCCGCTTGCTGGCGTAGATGGCGCGCTCCAGCCATGCCGGCCCGCTGTCGGGATGGATGTCAATCACCAGCTCGTCGAACGCTTGGCGATGCGCCCGCCCCATGCTGTCCACAGCGCGCAGTATGGAAGTAAGCCACTGCTCGCGGGCCTTCGCGCGTCCATGATCGGTGTTGTCATTCGATCCGCCGAAGCTGTCGTTCAGCGTGCAGCGATATGATCCGACCTCCAGGATGGGCCAATAGGCTTTCGCGATCTTGCGCGCCGTGTCCTTGATGGCATCGGCATTGTCGCCGAGTAGCCCGGCCTGGTATGCGCGCCCGATCGCGTCGGCACCATCCGTCCCATATTGCTCAAACTTCATCCGCGCCCTCTCTGTGCCGTGGTCGAACTGGATGCGGACCTGCCCTTTGCGGGATGGCCGCCCATTCGGCTCGCGCGCGACGTTCTTTCGCTTCCTGCCCTTGCGTGCCATGCTCATTCCTTGCTCTTGAGGTGGGAGAGATGGAGGCCGTCCCGGATAGCAAGAGCAGCAGTCCGCAAGGCCGTCTCGCCGTCAAATTGGCTAGCTTGAGATGACATCTTGGCGAGCCATTTCACGATCGCCGCGCGTTCCCGCTCTTCCTCGGTCATGCCTGGTTTCCTCTCTGGGTGAGGGTGGGGGGCATGCGGGGTTGTCCATGGAGGCGAGGACAGACGGCCGAACGACATACTTTCCCTCTCGCATCATCAGGAGACCGCGCGTTTCGGCGATGGATATCCAGCGCTCGGGCAGGGCGTTGATCTCGTCGTCCGACATGGCGCCGGAGCGGATTGCAGCCATCGTCTCCTCCATGCGATTCTGCTTCTCGTGGCGAACGGCAGCGGCGGCGCGGTTGCGGCGGTGATAGGCTTCGTCATCGCGCTCCCAGCCCGCCGCGATCTGGATGCATTCCGCAATCGTCGGAAACCACTTGCAGCGCTCCAGCGCCTGATCCGTCAGGTAGCTGATTTGCCCGGCTGGCATGTGCCCGAGCTTGCGACGATACGCAGCCAGCATCAGGTCGCCGGCTAGATCATCGGCCCCTTTGCGAGGCAACGACGCGGTCAGGATGCGCAGGCACTGGTCGAAGTGACGGTTATCGCATGCTGGCAATACGGGCAGGGGGGCCACCGCCACCGCCTCCGCTTGCGCCAGTTGAGTATCGCTCAGCCGGGTCAATGCCCAAACTTCGGTCGATCGCTCTGGCGAAACCGTCGCGGTTGTCCGCCTGATTGCGTCCGCCAATTTGATTACCTCTGCCATTTTTCGATGTCCTCGGATCGTAAATTCCAGCCCAACCTTCTTCGACGCACACGCGAAATACGTCGCCGGGCGGCCATCCCGTCTCGATCGCCCAGCGTTCGACCTCCCGAAGCAGCTTGGCATGAGCGCTGGCTGTGTTCGGGCGCTTCTTGGTTTTTCGGTTTGTTAGGAAATCGGCCCACAGGTGCGGCTCAGCGAAATCAGGTTTTGGAAAAGGATCAAGTTTTGGTTCGCGCGCGCGCTCATCCGAAGAAGCTTTAGCTTCTGAGGTATCTGGTTCCCTGACTGTATCCGTGTCCCGTTTTTGGGACTCTTTCGCGGAAAGAGTTCCGTTTTCGGGACTGTCCAACGGTTCCTTTTTCGGAACTCTTTCCATTATCAGGCGATAGACCTTGATCTGGGATGTCTTGCCCACCGTATCGCCAGTTTCGGCGATCAGGCCGCGCTCCACCAACGTGGAGAGGGCGCCGATTACTGTCTTGCGATTCAGCCCAGAAAAATCGATGAGCGCCGCAATGGACGGGAACGCCAAACCACCCTCTCGACTGGCGCATTCCGCCAACCCAAGAAGAACCAACTTCTCGGCAGGCCGAATACCCTTCGCCTTCGCGGCCCACGCTAGAGCGTCGAAACTCATCCCCGAGCCTCCTCATACCGAGCCGCGAACTCTGGATCGGTGCGCAGCAGCTCGTCAGCGCGCAGCAGGCCCGCCCGCACGGATGTATGGTTACGTCGACCGACCATGCGGCCGATCACTGTCATGGACAGGCCGCCATCGCGCAGCAGGCGGAAAGCGGCGAAGCGCGGATAGGCAAGGCGGCGGTCGCGGCAGGCGCTCACCATCTCGTCACGCGTGACGCTGAAAGAGCGGGCCACATCCTCGATTATGCACTGTGCGCAGCGCTTAGCCATGATACGCCCCCAGCCTGCGCACCATGCGCTTGTTCGATGCACGGGCAGCGATGCGGGCGGATATGTCCTCCGTGGTCGCCAGCGGCTCATATTGCAGAGGCGGCCGGATCGCGGCCCGAAAGCGGACGATCGCATCAAGGCTCAGCGTGACGCCGAAGTCCCGCTTGACGTGCGCGATGATGGCGCGGTCGCTGTTGATGTATCTCACCAGATGACGGGCGAGTCGTTCAGGGGTGTCCAGTCTCACCACCACCCCCTCTGCCGCAGGAAGTCGGCAAGCGTATGTTCGGATCGGAACAGTCCACAGTCGTGACCAGCCTCATGGAGGGCGGTCAGCCATGCATGCTGCCATTCGCTGAGCGAGCCCTTCGCCTTGATCTCGGCAAAGGCAGTGCGGCAGCGATTGCGGCCCGTTCCGACGATGATCGCGTCCGGGAAACCTTTGCTCAGCCCTTCGCGCCGCACCTTTCCGCGACCGGCGCGAGAGGCGATAAAGGTGCCGTTCGGGACCGCGACGAAGCGCGCCTCAAACTCAGCCTCGATCTTGAGTTTGCATGCGGCCTGGATCACGATCTCGCGTGAATTGGCCGGTGCGACCGCTGGCGCGTCATAATGGAAGGGGTGGCTATTCGATCGGGAGCACTTCGATGATGTCGAACGGCCAGCCCGGGCCCTTGTCCCACAGCCCATGCCATGAGCTAGCGGGGAGGATCGTTGGTCCGGCATGGGTGCCGGCGATCTTGCCTGTGCGAAACCGGACGGAGAGCAGCTTGTCTCCACGGAAGGGTCGGTCGCCGGTCCATTTGATCCACTGGTCATTCAAGCGGCCCTCGCCATGTTGACGCGAGCGCTGTGATGAGCCTTGCGGACCGTCCCGGCCGTGCTTTTCCCGGTGGCGCAGATCGTCACCACGCGGGTGTGATTGGCGCGCTGGACCTCAATCAGACCACAGGTGGCCAGGAACGAGATCGCAT